TCGCCATTGCGGCCGTGCTCAGCTCCTGTGCCGGGCCGCTGAGCTTGGGGGCTTCGGACTTTTTCTGCACTTCCAGCAGACCCGTCAGCTGAGTCATCTGGGCCTGCATCTGCGCCAGCTGCTGGGCGAGGGTGCCGTTCTGGCGCACCCGCTGGCGCACCTTTTCGATGCCCTCAAAGTCCATCATTTCCAGCGCCGCCAGCGCGGCGTCGGCGTTGGCCGGGGCGAAAAAGCCCAGCTGATAGCACTCCTTGGCCGTCTCGTTCTGGGAGAGGCGTGAGAAGGTGGACTTTTTCTCCGCGCTCACCACGATGTCGAACACCGGCTCATGACTGCCCAGCTCCACGCCGCCCACGACTCTTGCAGGCTGGGCGCGGAGCACCTGGCCCGAAAAGCGGACGAACTCGCTCTCGCCGCTCTTGCCGGTGATGCGGAAGATGCGCTCCTCGTCGTAGAACTGCCTCATCAGCTCGATGATAAGGCAGCACTCTTTGGCAAATGCCCTGTAAGCGCTCTTGAGCATATCCCGGCTGAGCTTCGAACCCGCCTCCTGCAAGGCCGCGATGGCCGAAGCTGCCGTCACGCCGCCTGCAGTGCCGCCCTGAGTCATGTCACGGTTTCCGCTGATCTCCTTCAGCTCCTCGATGCGGCTGTTGCGGTAGCTCAGACTGTTGCCCTGCAGGCCCGCCGTCTGCAACGGCCGGAAGCTGTCGTCGTTCAGGCGTCCCACCACATGGATGATGTCCCGTGACAGGTCGGTCAGCTCTTCCTCGTTGACGCCTGCCGTGTCGCTCAGCACATACCGCTGGCGGGACGAGAGCAGGACATTCTCGTCCATGGCGTGGTTCATCTTGTCGATTGCGGTCTGGCACTCCTTCATCACGTCGATATACCCGAAGCCCGCCGGGCTGTCCTCCTCCATGAACAGCGCATCGAACACGAAGGGATACTTGCCGTGGTCGTAGAAGCCTCTTTCGGCCAGCGCCGGGTCGTTCTCGCTGGCGTAGAGCACCACGCCATTGCAGAACTTACAGTAGTGCAGAACGCTCCTGCCCTCGGGGGAAAGCTTTTTGTAGTACCAGTCCACCACGACGCTCTTGTCGCTGGTATCAAGGCCGCTGTCGTGGATGTAATGCGGCACGTCCAGCACGCTGGCAGTGTGTCCGGCCAGCTGGGGCCAGCGGCTTTCCAGCTGAGCCGTGTCGGCCAGACTCAGCGAGAAAAAGTGGGGCGACGCCTGAATATCGTCCACGCCCGGCTCCCAGTAGAGCATCAGCAGGTTCATGGGCCGGATGGCGATCTCGCCCACACCGCCCCGCTGCTCCGGATCCCAGAACACGCCTTTGACTCCGGTTCCCTGCTTGAGCTTGCGCCACCAGGTGTCGCTGTACACCTGCTCATAGTCAGCCTGTTCCAGCACCACGGGCAGCACGCTGGAAAGCGCCTGTGCCGCTGCCTCGTCGTCCTCGGCACGGGGCAGGACGTTGGGACTGGGGTAGTTGTCCATCGCGTCGGCATGCTTGTTGGCGATGGAGTTGAACAACCAGCCGCTGGACGGCTGGGGTTTGCCCTCCATCATGGGGTTCTGGTAGTTCTTCCAGTGTCCCATCCGGAACCACAGTTCGTTGTCCACCAGGCGCTTGTCCAGCGCGGCCTTGCCCGCCTTGTACCGCTGCAAGATCTGCGCAGCCTCAGCCACCTCTTCCGGCCCGATGGTCAGTTTTGTTGCTTCATCCATAGTATTCGTTTTTCTCCTTCCTGCCCTCTGTTGCAGGGCGCTATCGTTTCCGTTCTGTCGGGCTTTGTTCATCCAGCTCAGACCTGCCCGTCACGCCAGTGGCTCTATATCCGATAAAACTTCGCCTTCCGATGCAGCACCGGCGGGGCCGATGTATGCCGGGGCGGCGAGATGGGATTCTCCATCAGCACATAGCGGCACTCATCGTAGATGTGGTCTTCCTGCCGGGTGTCGATGTCCTCCACATTGCTCTCGTCGTACACGAGGTTCGGGATGGTGCGGATGAAGTGCTTGCAGGTATTGAACACCTGCAGCATCGGCCTGCCCTCGCCGTCAAAATTCAGCCGGTAGTGCATCTGCATCTTGCCCGCCAGACGGGTGTGGTCGCCGGGCATCCAGTGCAGAAAGTTCGGCCCCCGCTCCATCATGGCGGCGATGCTCTCGCCCCGGCTCTCGTCGAAGATGGCCGGGTCCGCAATGCCCTGAATGACCCGGCCGCGCAGCTGCGGGTCGTTCTGCTCCACCTCCCGGATGCGCCGGGCCTGCTCCACCGGGTCGATCCGCAGCCCCTCGTTCGGGCGGCCTGTGCAGCCGTACAGCTCTTTGATGCGGTAGAGCCGCCCTTCCTCATCCGCCGCGTACCACCCCACCGAGAACGGCTTCGAAAACCCGAAGTCGAACCCGCGGTAGATCTTCCAGTGCTTCGGGATGGGGAACGGTGCGATGACATGGGTCCAGCGCTGGTCCTGATAGTGGGCGGGGTCGTTCCGCCACTCGGTGAACACCTGACCGGAGAAGCTGTCCCAGCTGCCATAGAGCAGGGCCTGCTTTTCCGCTTCGGGCAGAGAGGCCAGACTTGCAAGGTAATCCGGGTCGTTTTCCAGCAGGGCCGGGTTGTCAAAGACGCTGGATGGGATGAACACCCGCGCCCGCTGCAGCACCTTTTCCGTCCCGTCCGGCATCCGCACCGGGAACGCTTCCACGATGGGAGTGCCGGGCGGGGCCGGGGTGATGAACCGGGCCTTGACCCAGCCGTGGCCGACGCCGCCGGGGTTGGTGGTGGCCCGCAGGTACACCCGCGTGCCGGGCCCGGTGGGGCGGTTGCGGCTCATCATGTAGCTGTACTCCTCCCATTCGAAGTGGGTCAGCTCATCGAAGCCGATGAAATCAAAGGCCTTGCCCTGATAATTCGTGCGGTCCTTGGTGTACTGCATCGAGCCGAAGTAGATCTTTGCCCCGCTGGGGAAGACCCACACATGGCTCGTGGCGTTGTACTGCGCCTCCGGGAAGGCCCGGCGGTAGTAGACCAGACTCTTGTCCACGAGGTCGCTCAGCTGGGGAAAGGTCTTGCGCAGGATGAGCCCCCGGTAGTGCGGGATCTGCACCTGCCGCAGCGCCTCGATGATGAGCGCATCGCTCTTGCCGCCGCCTGCCGCGCCGCCGTAGAGAGCCTCCGGCTCCGGCCTGCGCATGAACTCCCTCTGCCGGGGCTGGGGCCGCCAGACGACCGGCGCATTCGTTCCTGTCTTCATACATCCTCCACCGGCGGCAGCAGCACCACGCCGCACTCCCGGCCTTCCGCATCCGCGCCCTGTTCGTTCAGCGCCTTGGCCACAGCAGCCAGGTCTTTGAGCACCGCAGTGGCTTCCTTCAGGCCCTTCATGGTCCCGGCCGCCTCTGCACCGTCGCGGCGGGCCGCTTTCTGACGGGTGTTCAGCTCCTTCACCTCCTGCGCCAGCATCGTGCTCAGCGTGTCCGTGGCGCGGTGCAGGTTGTCCAGCCCCTTGCCCGCCGAAGGTCGTATCTTCTGCGCCATTCGGTTTGTTTCACATCCTTTCGTTTTGGTTTGTCAACATAATACCACCAACTATCTTTTCGCAACAGTGCAACCTTTTGCAGGCCCGCTCTGTAGTTTTTTGCGAGCATTTTCCTTTGTGTACAATTTTTCCGCATAAAAATCCCCCTGTCCGCGTTCTTTTTCCGCAAACAGGGGGATTTGCCCTCAATTTTTTAAGGAAACGCATAAAAATGGGCTGGCGTATCGTTTTCAAATGGTTTATACTAAAACTAAACTTCGTCTCATTTCGCCCTTCGGAGGTTTTTTATGGTACACCCCGATCAGCTGCCTGCGCAGCTTGCCCGCAGGTTCCGGCCCGAATGGCGGCTCGTGTTTTTCTCCGCCTTCGGGTTCGGCCTGCTCGCGCACTTTTATAAAATGGCCAACTGGCTCCCCAACTGGGATTCCCTCGTCTTCCGGTACGATGCCCAGCAGATGCTGCAATATGGCCGCTATTTTCTCTCGCTGGCCTGCGGGCTCAGCTCCTATTACGACCTGCCATGGCTGAACCTGCTGCTGGGCTTGTTGTTCCTGGCTGGTTCGGCGGTCTGCGTGGCGGCGCTGCTGCACCTGAAAAAGCCGGTGGCGCTGGTGCTGACCGGGGCTTTGATCGCGGTCTTCCCCACCGTCACCTCCACCTTTGCCTATGAATACGTCGCCGACGGCTACTGTCTGGCCATGCTGGCCGCCTGCCTCAGTGCGCTTCTGCTCACCCGGCCGGGTCGGCGTTCCTTCTTCGCGGGGGCAGCCTGCCTGTGGTTCTCCGTGGGCATCTATCAGGCTTATCTGACCGTCACCATCACCCTGCTTCTGGTCTGGCTGCTGGACGATCTGCTCTTTCACCGCCGCAGCGCTGCCGCGTCCCTCCGCAGTGCGGGGCGGTTTCTGGCAGGCGGTGTGCTGGCCGGAGCGGTCTATGCTGTGGCCCTGCA